GTGGTATGCAATATCCGTCCAAGGGCAGGGGACGATTCAGGATTCCGCATTTTCCAATCACCGGGCAGGAGTGGCGGGACAGGTCTACGCAAAACTGCGCCCGAAATCAACGGGTATCGCCCTCAACCGCTGTTCGCTTACCAACGTCGGCGGGGTGTCGGGAGGTGCTGTGCAGTTCCAGGCCGGGACTGGGTTTGTCGATTCCTGCCTGATCTCTGATTCGGCTTGCCCCATCCAATCTTATGGCGTGGCCACCGTCTACGTCCGCAACAGTCAATTCAGCGGGAATCTCGCGGGGCTGCAATGCGATGTGGCGTCAGTAAACAAAATCATCGCCTACAATTGCGCATTTTACGATCAGACGGGCCTGCAATGCAATGCGGCGACGGACAAAATCTTCGCCTATAACTGCGCGTTCTACAATCAGACTTGCGCGGTAGGCTGGGCAGCCTCCACCGGGATCACCGCCGACCATTGCTCGACGTGGAATATGGCGACCACGAACATTTGGGGCGGCGGGGTGGTCGTCGGGGATAAGAACATAACGAGTAATCCGCAGTTCTGCCTCGCGGGAGAGGCGGACACATATCGGATCAGGACGACCTCGAGCTGGTGGAACGCGGGAACGGACGCGGCGGGGAAGCAGGCGGCGACGGATTTCCTGGGCCTCTCCTGGGACGCGGCGGGAGAGACTTACGGGATGCCTATCGGGGCGTTTGCGGAACCGGCTTGCTGGACGCCGACACCGCCGCCTTCGCCCACGGCGTCGCCTACGCCATCGCCCACTATAACCCCATCGCCTACCGCGACTCCATCTCCAACACCGTCTCCCTCCCCGTCTCCCGCGACCACTCCGACGCCCTCTCCCTCTCCGTCTCCATCGCCGTCTCCTAGCCCGTCTTCGATTACAACTCCGACGCCAAGCCCGACAGCCAGCCCGTCCCCGTCAGCCTCTCCAACCGCCTCTTCAAGCCCGACGGCTTCACCGAGCCCTTCCGCCTCGCCTACTCCTAGCCCCTCTCCCTCGGCTTCCCCTAGCCCGACAGCGACGCCCTCCCCATCGGCGTCCCCTACCGCCTCGCCCTCCCCGTCCGCATCTCCGACGGCAACCGCGACGCCGACCCCCTACTCATTCAAGACCCCCTCGCCCACTCCGCAGATCACTCCGACGCCGAAATACTCTTTCACCGCCCGGATGCTCGATTTCCCTCACTGGTCGGTTCTGTCGATGACCGAAGACAACAACGTCTACTACACCGTCGAGCCGATCGAGGAAGACAGGTATCGGGCCACGGTCCTAATCGGAGACTGATAGATGAGATCGACCTTCAAGCATTTCGCAAGCGTCCTCGCCGTTGCCGGCCTCGCCCTCTCGGCCACCTTCGCCGGGATCGCCCTGGCCGAGACGATCCTCCACTTTCAGAAGGGAGAGATCAAGCCTGTCCGCATCCTGATCGAGGATGAGAACGCGGCCGACTTCACGGTCCAGACCGCCGTTTACTGGATCAAGACGGAGACCAACGGGATCGACTGGCCGCCCTCCCCGGCGACGCAGACCACGGCGACGATTTCCGGCCATATCGTTTCCGGCCTCGCTCATGCGACGAACTGGATGGAGGGGAGCGAATACCGGGTTTACTTCCAGTGGCAGATACAGGAGGAGGACGACCTGGCGACGCATCTTTCCGTGGTCAAGGTCTCCTGCGGGGAGGTCTACGAATGACAACGCTAATCACGACGGCGACGGTCGAATCATGGTGTGGCGCGTCCGCCGGGGACGCCGTTATCGCCATCCTCCATCCGGCGGTAGAGAAGCAGTTACAGGAGAAGCTACGGCGAAATCTCGGGACGCAACCCTACACGCACGAGCGATACGACGGGAGCGGGGGGCGGACCCTGCTTCTGGACAACTGGCCGATCACTTCCATATCCCGGGTGAGCATCGGGACAAGGACGGCGTTCACCCTCGGCAACTCCTCTACGGATGCCTCAAACGCCCTGGTCGAAGTCTCCTCTACCGGGATCACGCTCACGCTCTCCGGGGGGGCAAACGCGCACGCGGCCCAGGCTTTCACCTTCGCCGCCTATGCGACGATGGCGACGCTGATTGCGGCGATCAACACCTACGCCCACGGATGGACGGCGACGGTCTCCGATACCGCCTACAACTCCTATCCCTCCTCCGACCTTCTCCCGGTCCTCGGGGGCTACGGCCTCGGAGCTTCCGCGCTCGATATGGAAATGCCGGAGGAACCGGCGGAGGGCTTCACCTACACGAGCGACGGGCGGCTGGTCCTGCCCTACTCGATCTGGCCGGCGGGGAACCAGAACATCATCGTCACCTACACGGCGGGATATATCACCGGCGAAGGGGCCAATCTCCCCGATGATCTGAAGATGCTGATCCTCGGGACGGTCAAGGAAATGTACGACCGCCACAAGTCCTCTTCGGAAAACCTGAAGTCCTACTCGATCGGCAACGTCTCCAAGACCTTCGGGGATATCACGGAGAGGGATTGGGTCCGGGACATCATCGCCCGCTACCGGAGGCCCCTGTTGTGAGCACGATCCCCGGGAAAACCGTAGAGATCGTCATCAAGTATATCTCGGCCTCGGCCACGGATACGATGGGCGTTGTGACTCCGACATGGACGGCGAAGGTCACCGAATACGGCGGGGTCGAAGAGGTAAGCGGGGATGAGGCCATAGTCGGCGGCCAGGAGACGGTTATCGCCACCCACCGGCTTTATCTCCCCTACACCACGGCTATAGCCGCCGCCTCGATTACCGCGAAGATGCAAGCGGTCTTCGCCAGTAAGACCTGCGAAATCCTCTGGGTCTCAAACCCCGGCCTGGAGAATCACCACCTCGAGCTAATGGTCCGGGAGATCGCATGACGCTGATCGCCTGCCTCTCCGTCTACAACGAGGAGAAGATGATCCGGGGGGCGCTCGAAAGCATCCGGGACGCGGCCGGCCGGATCGTCGTAGTCGATGGGGCCTATGACGGCTTTCCCCTGGTCAACGGGGAGAGGCGTTCGACCGACCGGACGCTCTCGATTGCGGCAGAGTTCGGCGCGGAAGTCATCGGGTGGTATGGGGATAAGGGGACGGATACCCCGCTCCAAGAGGAGAAGCGGAATCAGTATTTCATCGGGGGAGAGGGCGATTGGTATCTCATTATCGACGCGGACGAAAGGTTAAAGGGCAGGATCGACCGGAGGCTTTTGAACCGGCGCGGCGCCCATGCCTACACCTTATCCGTTTCCGATCCGGTCTTCCCCCTCTCCTCCAACTGGGTGCGGCTGGTAAAGCACTCCCCCGACCTACACTACGAGGGGGCGCACAACGCGCTATTCCGGGAGGGCGTCCTCCTCCGCGCTAACTCAATACCCTGCATGAGAATGGCCTCAATCGCCCACGAAGTGCGGGGAGATCCGGACCGGGCGGAAGCGGCCGGGAGCTACTACCTCCGCCAGCTAGATCACGAGCGGGACTTCCGGGTGCGCCATGAATACCCCTGATCCTTCCGGCAAGGTCCTGATCCGCTTCCGGCCCACCTCCGAGCTCTCCGGGTATATCCGGCGTGGGATCAACACGGAGGACGGGCAGGAGGTTTACCCGGTAGAGCCCGGGGTTGCCCGGGACCTGATCCGGCGCTATCCGGACAACTGGGCGTTAGAGCCAGGCCAGGCCCCCCGGCTAAATGCCCTTTTGCGCGGCGGATCACGGTAGAGAGTAGGGGGTTTCCCGGCTATCTCCCCCTCCCCGCTACCCTACTAGCGGCCCCCCACCCCCAACCCCGCCAAAGCGACGCTAGGCCCATAGAACGGGCCAATACCGGGGCAAACCAGCGAGAAGCCCATGAGCGCGATCTGGTCGGTCGATCTGATCCAGGACGGCAGAAGCGCGGTGGAGAAGACCATCGCGGTCCGGGCGGAGAGCCAGAGGGAGGCGGCCAGGCTCTTCGGGAGAGCCGGCTTTCCCTCCTGGCCGGTTGGCCGCTATGTCTGCGTCCGCCCTCCCCGGAAGGAACGGGGAAGGCTCTACAAGTTCGCCCCATCCGGCGATCTGATAAGGGTTTGCTGACGATGGCCTCTACGGTCTCGATGCGATGGAACGAGGACGATTTCAAGCGGGCGGTGACTCTGACCTCTGCTTCGTGCATGGAGCTGGCCTGTATCAAGGTCGCGGATGATGTTCGGACTTCGTTCGGGTCCGCGCCGGCCGAGCCGAAGAAGCGGGGCGGGGGGTTCAAGAAGCATATCTCCCGGAAGTGGCGGCACTCAAACCGATCCAAGCCCGGGGAACCCCCGCACGTTGACACCGGCCGCCTTCGCGCCTCTATCTCCTACCGGACAAGCGACGGACGCAAGCAGGGGCCCGGGGCGAACAAACTCCCCGAGGCCGAGGCGACAACCCCCACCCTGGTCGGCGTGGTCGGATCGGTCTTGGAATACGCCGCCCCGCTGGAGATCGGCGCGCCCTCCCGAAACCTCGCGGCCCGCCCCTACCTCCGCCCGGCCCTTGAACGCAATCTCCCCTTTATCAAACGGCTATTCCAAGAACGGATGAAAGGTCTCGGTCAATGACCCTGAACGCGGACAACATTCAAATCGGCGTCTACGCCAAGCTCACCGGGGCGACGAACCTCATGGCCCTGATCACCGGCGTTTACCTGGACGAAGCCCCGGACGGAACGGCCTATCCCTACGTCACCTATAAGCGCGTCGCCTGGGGCAACCCGGACGACTTCTCGCACTTCTACGAATCGGTCCTCTTCCAGATCGACGTTTACGCGCAGGACACCACGACGAAGAAGGCGGCGCAGATAGTCGGCCCGATCACCAAGCAGGTCGCTATCGCGCTCGATAACGTGACGCTTTCCGTTACCGGCTATGAGTTCGGGAAATGCGCCCGGGAAGGCGGACCGATACCGGCCACTTCCGAAGCGGAGAAGGACATGGGGGTGGAGCGGGAGCTTATGCAATACCGCGTCGAAGTGACGCTCCTAAAGACCGCATGAAATAGCGGATAGCGAAACAATCATCCGGCGCGGTGCCGGAGATCACAAAAGGCGATCAGGTGTAGCGGCCCGGGGTGCAACGTGCCCCGCCCCGAGGCCTCCCTGGTCGCCTTCTTTTTTCACCTAACCCCAAGCGGCAAGCGGAAGCAACAACAGCAATAGGAGGGTAGCAACATGGCGACGTTTCTCAATGGTGTCAACGGCAAAGTGACCGTCGGGACCCACCAGGTCCTGCGGATCGAGAAATGGACCGGGACGCTGAAGATCGGCAGCGTGGTCGATCTCCAGGAGTTCGGGAGCTCCGGCGGCCTGGATCGCGGCGCGGTCGGCCAGCCGAGCATGGACGGCAGCTTCAACGGGCGCTTCGACCCGGTGGACACCGCCGGACAGGTGGCGCTGAAGACGGCCTGCTACGGAGCTTCTTCCGTCTCCCTCTCCCTCTACGCGAGCGCGTCAACGCTCTTCGCGTTCACGGCTTACATCGAGAGCATCGCTTACGACACCCCGTCCAACGGCGTGGTCGGAGCGACCTACAACTACAAGTCGAGCGGCGACATCACGATCACCTACGCCTAACGGCTAGAGGTTGAAGGCGATGGATAACTGGGGAGACCTCGGCGGGATCTTCTTCGGGAGCGTCCAGGTAGGGAAGTTCAAGAACTGGAAGCTCGCGGAGGAGACCGCCGAGGCTCTCCCCGATCCGTCGATGAGACTGCCGGGGGTGAAGGCCGTCCGCGTAGTCGGATGGACGGCCCTCGCCCGCCGGTATGCGCTGGACGGGGCAAGGCTCTCCGGGATGGGGGTTTACGACCCCGCAAGCGTAGACCTGGAGTTTCGGTTTCTTCATTCCTTCGGCAGATGGTCCCGGACCGCCACGGGAAGGATCGTAAGCGGAGAAGTCGATATGAGCGGCGAGGCGGTAGACCGGCCGCTTGAAATGCGGGGGCGGGGAAGCCCCGCGACAAAGTTTCTCTGAAGGGGAGGGCACGAGGCATGAGCGATATCGGAGTGGCGGAATTGACCGGAGCGGCAAGCATCACCATCGAGATCAAGGGGAAGCCCTACAAGTGCATATCCCCCACCCTGCGGGACTGGGGAGAGCTGATCGACGAGATCCGCGGGGATATGCGGAAAGAGGCGAAGACGATTGGCCGGTCGCTGAAAGAGATCGGGATCGGCGACGAAATTGTAACCCGCGAATACCTCCGGCTCTACGACCGGGCCGCCTCTCTCCAGCGGGTCCAGATTCAGGCCGCGCTTATCCGCCACACGCTCAAAGGGGTAAGGCACTACTTCCTCGCCTGCGCCCATAGCGCCCACCCCGAGCTCACGAAGGCCGAGGTAGAGCGGATCATCGACGACAACAACTACCGGGACGTTGACCGCGAGCTCTCGCCTCTCTTTCCCGAAGAGAAGAAGGCGGAGGAGAAGGCCAAGGCCAAGGCCGGGGAGAGCAAAGAGGGCGACGAAAAAAAAGCGGAGGGGGCGGGTCCTTCTACGGCTTCCCCGCAGTCTGCCGGGCAATCAGCCGAGCCTACGGAATCCGCCCCTGGGAAATCGGCCGCCTGACGCTGATCGAGTTTGAGAATTGCAAGAAGGGACTTCGGCGAGAGGACTTCGATTGCGAGCCGGAGAAGGAAGAGGGGCAAGCGGCGGTAACTGACGACACCACTCCCCCCGAGGAAAAGGCGGGGATCGACATAACGGGGATCTAGGGGCAGGGCATAGAGGAAAAACATGGAACTCGGCGCGGCCATTATCAGGCTTGAAGCGGACGCCTCCTCCGTAATGGGGCAGATCAAGGCCCTTCGCGGGCAGGTAGAGGGAGAGACCGGGAAAGTCGCCCAGGGCTGGGATAAGTCCTGGTCCGGAATGGGCGGGTCCGCCTCGAGCGTCCTCCGGGGGATCGCCGGGGTGGCCGGGGTATCGCTCGGCGCCGCCGGGGTTGTCGGCTTCCTCAAGGGGGCTACCTCCGCCGCGCTGGAGTTTGATTTGCAGATGGACAAGGTGGCCTCCCGGCTTTCCGGGGCGGACTTCGGGATGCTCGGGGAATTGGGCGCGGGCGTCGAAGATATGTCCGTCAAGTTCGGCACGGGAACCAAGGGGTTGACCGATGGGCTGACCGAAATAATCGACTCCGGCATTCCCGCGAGCGAGGCGATGGGCGTCCTCGATAATTCCGTCCTCCTGGCAAAAGGCCACGTGGCCGATACCGCACCCGTTATTACGTCCGTCACTTCTATCCTTCGGGGGTTCAAGATTGAGGCCGAGGATTCCGGGCACGTGGTGGACGTGCTCGCCAATACTGCGGATCATGGCCGGGGATCAATGGTGGGCTTGGCCGGAGCGGTAGGCTCTCTCGCCCCCTATGCCAAACAAGCCGGGTTCTCCCTGGAAGAAGTCGCCGGGGCGATGTCCACGCTTACCGCGAACGGCGTCCCGCTGGAAAAGTCCGGGATGGCCCTTCAGATGATGTTCACAAGCATCGCCGAAGCGATGGCCCAGGGGAAGATCAAGTCAACGGACCTTGCCGGGGCGATCCAAGAACTTTCTGGGATGGAGGAGAAGGAGCGCAACGCGATAGTCGGATCGGATCGGGTCCGGACCGGCTACAATGTCCTCCTCAAAAACAGCAAGACGCTCACCGAAGACATCGCGGCCGCCACCGAAAAGTCGGGGACCGCGCAGGAGAGATGGAACCGGATCAGCGGGGACGCCTCTCACAAGATGGACTCGCTGAAGGAAGCGGCCGGCGGGTTCATGCGGACGGTAGGCGAGGGGATTACCACCCTGCTTGATAAGAGCGGGGTGCTTGATGGTCTGACGGATACCTTTATCAATCTCTCCGAGGCGATCAAGGGGACCGGAGAAACCGGAGAGCTTGCCCGGACCATCGAAGACATCTCCGGCGGTGCGGCCGATGCGGTTTCTAGCTTTGAGAAAACGAAGGACTCAATCAACGGACTCCTCTCCGAATACGCCAATCTGACCAAAGAGCTTTCCGGACTGGACCAGGGATCGGCGGAATACGCGAAGAAGCAGGAAGCACTCTCCGGGGTAATGGAGAAGATCGGCCGGGTTGTCCCCTCCGCTATTACCGCCTTCGGGAAGTATGGCGAAGTCCTGGCGATCGACACGGACATCGCCTCTGACTTCATCGCCTCGCAACAGGAAGTGCTCCAGGCCACCCTCCGCCTGAAAGAAGCGCAGGCACAACTCACCCTCGCCGACATCGGATCGAAACGGGCGCAACTCCTCCGGGATGAGGCCGAAGAACTGGAGAAGGTCAAGAACGCCCAGGCTATCGTCAATGAAATGACGGAGCGCTATCACGGGCTTGTCGTTTCCGATCCGGCGCTCAAATCAGGATATACGACGGCGGTAGAAAATCTCAATGAAGAGCAGGCCGCGCTCGCCAAGACGCAGGTCCAGCTTGCCGAATACCGGAAGGCCGAGGCCGAGCTTGCCGCCGTCAAGGACGTATTGAGCAAGGCCAACTCCGGGGAGATTTCCTCCAACGATGAGCTTGTCAAGAAACTCCAGGAGGTAACTTCCGGGACGGAGAAGGCCGGAGAGGCGGACAAGGGGAAGGCGAAGACCACTCGGGAGGTTGTCGAAAGCCAGGAGGAGCTTGCCAAGGCCCTAAAGAAAGCCTCCGACGAATGGGGCCAATACTACAAGGACCAGGAGAGGCTTTCCGGGTGGAGCCGCGATGAGATCATTTCCGACATCGAGGCCGAGATCCGGGCGCTAGAGGAATCCGGGAAGAAGGGGGGCGCCGACTGGGAAGCCCTCTGGAAACTCCGGAAGCAATACACGGAGGACGGGATCGCCGAAGAGATCGCCGCCGAAGAGGAAGCCCGCCAGGCGATCAGCGACATCTGGATCGG